AGTACGCCTGCAAGATTGCGGTCGAGGACAACGGCACGCAGGATTGGCTGCGGCAGGAAGTGGTCAACGAGACTGCCATCCCAATCGTTGGGCGGTCCACGACGTCGAACAAGTGGGATCCTGCAACAGGAGTCGAGAGCATCGGCCTCGAACTGCAGAACGGAAAGTGGATTATTCCTGCGACGGCAGAAGGGCAGCCGGCGAATGACGTCCTCCGCAAGTGGATTGACGAAATGTTGTCGTTCCAGATCGGGGCACACACCGGCGATCTTCTCATGGCCAGTTACATCGCCAGGAATATGGCTCGCGAGGAGGAAGCTAGACAAGGATCATCACTTGAGGGTATCATGCTGGGCAGCGATGCATTGATTCAGTCTGGCCGATGGAGCGTATAACATGGGCGATGAACTAACGAAGGGTAATGCGCGCGTCGAGCTGGGCTACACCGGCCTCAATCAGTACGGCGGGTACATCGATGAGGAATTTGTACCAGACCTCAAAGGTGATCGCCGACATAAAATCTATGCAGAGATGTCGAAAAACGACTCGGTCGTTGGTGCTATCTTGTTCGCAGTCGATAAGCTGACACGGAACGTCCAATGGACGGTCGAGCCTGGAACTGTCGAGGGCGGGGAAGCTGCCGATTTTCTGACCGGGTGCATGGACGGCATGGAACACACCTGGTCAGAGTTCATCAGCCAGATCATGGCAATGCTCGTTCACGGCTACTCGCTGTTTGAGGTCGTCTACAAAATCAGGGAAGACGGCAATTTCATCTGGCGCAAGTTCGGCTTCCGCTCGGCCGAGACGATACCTCGTTGGGAGTTCAACGACGAGACGGGCGACTTGCTCGCTGCGATCCAGATGGGGCCACCGACGTTTAAAGAGGTCCGCTTGCCGATGGGCAAGTGCCTCAACTTCCGCACGACTGCTGCGAAGGGGAACCCGGAGGGAGCGAGCGCCATTCGTAACGCGTACAGACCGTGGTACTTTAAGAAGCGCCTCGAGGAGATCGAGGCCATCGGCGTCGAACGTGACCTGGCCGGCCTGCCCATTATCTACGCACCCGAGCAGATATTTCGGAATGACGCAACAGACAAAGAGAAGGCGATGCTCGCAGAGTTGCATATGATCGCCAAGCGCCTGCGCAACGACCGACAGGGCAGTGTTGTGCTGCCCGATATCAGAGACGAGAAGGGCAATCGGCGAATGACACTGGAACTGCTGTCGACCGGGGGCCGACGACAAGTCAATATGACTGAGATCATCGGGCGCTACAACCAGGCCATCGCGATAACAATGCTGGCCGATTTCATCCTGATCGGTCATCAGCAGGTTGGATCGTTCGCGTTGGCAGACAGCAAGACGGCAGTTTTTGCGACAGCGCTTGGCGCCTGGCTCGACGTCATCGAGCAGACGCTGAACCGCATCGAGGTCCCTCGGCTGTTCGCGCTCAACGGCATGGCAGACAAGGACCTGCCGCAGTTTCGGCATAGCGATATCGAGAAGCAGGATCTGACCGCCATCGCAGACTATGTCGTCAAACTTGCCGGCGCAGGGATCCTGCAGCCGGACCCGGACCTGGAACGGCACCTTCGCAGAATCGGTGACCTGCCCGAAATCAATGAGGAGGCACGGCAGCAGCAACCTCAGCAGCCGATGCCAGAGCCACCAGACGGCCAAGAGACAGAAGCAGATGAAGAGGCGCAGGTGCTAGAACCTCAGCAACCCCAGGCAGCAAGCAACCAGGAGCAATAGAATAGATGCCTCCTCCGACGAAGCCTTCCGACAACATCGTAGCACGAATGCTGGAGGCTCATCTGTTCGGCATGGGGATGACCGAGGCACAGATTCGCACGCAAGGCGAACTCTGGTACCAGAAAATGGCAGAGAAAGTCTTGGCCTGCATGCTGGATGATGCCGCTTGCGCCGATGGAGCTGTATTGGCTTGGCGCAATTCGACAGGTGTAATGGGGTTCGAGTCTGCGGGCGTGCTTGATTCTGTTGCTGTTGAACGAGCTGTCACGAAGGACCCGACAGGCTTCGTGAGCCCGGCGACAACCACAATCACGTATGACTCGGGAGCGAGGACCATCACGATCACCCAGGTTGGAGGCGTCGTGCAGATGATGGTCAATGGGGTGGTCTGGACTAAGCCATCGCCATGGGTGAGTAGCGGACATGCCGCGGTGAATGGCAGATACTACCTGACCATGTCTACGATCACTGGGAGTGCTGTTCTGGTCTGGTCCCCATCATCTTGGACATTTGATGAATTTCAGATTGCGTACGTCAACTACAATGATCCGGCCGGAGTCTCTTTTGCACAACGCGAATGCCATGGATGCTCGTTGCCTTGGCCTGCTCATGAAGTCATGCATCGCCAGATCGGGACCTTTAAATCGACGGGTGGATTGCTGACTGCTGGGACATTCAATGTGCAGCCGGCGGTGCCGGTTGATGCGGATAACACACCAGGAGTGGATGCCTGCACCATCCACGACGAGGACCTGGTTTCTATTTTGAGCGCGTGGATTCAAGGGACATACACCACGGTCAAGTTTACTGGTGTTGGTCTGGCTGCGTTTGACGTCGCGTCTGCCTACATCCATCGGCGACCGGCAGGCACGTACATCCATTACAACCCATGGAGCGGAGTAGCATTTTCTGAGGTCGAAGGTGCAACGAACAAATACTACAACGTCTATGCCATCATGTTCCCGGCCAGCGCGGATGCCGAATCACAGAAACATCGTGTGTGGTGGCTGCAGCCTCAGTACGAGTACAACAGCGCGAACGCTGCTGCTGCCGAGGATTTCCGGTCGTTGAATCTGGGTGACCTGACGACTCTGGCGAGTGAATTCGTCGCAACGGTTCGCGTGACCTTCTATGCTGCTGCGGCATATGGCACGCATGGGAAGGTTCGCATCCACGCGGTGAGTTATCTGGTGGGGAGCAAGGCCAGCCAAGCGCTCGTGGCGTCTTCAATCCCGTCTCATAGTGTGCTGCCAGACCGCAGCCTGGCGTCAGCCCATCCTGCCACTGCAATCGACTACGACAATGCGACGTCCGGTTTGACTGCGACGGTGGTGCAGTCTGCAATTGATGAGTTGACAGGTCGCACTGAGCCATGGCTCATCCAGTTAACAGACTCGCACCAGGTTGATGGTGCCTCGCCCGGGCCTTTGGCGCAGGCGCAATTCTATCTGGACCCGACAGAGCATCCTGCAGGAGCGCAGTTTACTCTGCGTGCAGTGTTGTCTGCGACGGGGCCGACCGCTGTCGTGACCATGACTGTTCAACTCTACAATGTGACAGATGGCGAAGCGGTGGGTGACTCGTTGCTGACGTGCACCAACACTGCGACGCCCACTAAATTCGACTCATCTGCGATGGTGCCTGACGTGAACGCGGGCGACCTGAAGACGACTGCGAAGGTTTACGAGGTGCGCGTTGAATTGACTGCGGGAGCAGATGCAAACGATATCGGCCTGGTTGGAGGCGTGAGTCTTGTTCGAACCGTCTGAGAGGGCATCTGATGGCCATCGTTGAGTGTGGGCCAGGAAAACTCTACACCACCATTGCGGCGGCTTGGGCCGTTATGGCAAATGGTGACACGATGGATGTTTTCGCTGGGACCTATTCTGGCGCAGGCAATACCGCTCTATCGCTCGGCGGCAAGAGCAACGTCATCATCCAGCAACATGGCAGTGACCTGGTCATTATCGATGGCCTGACTGCGACCTCGAACCTGTGGGATTTTCAGGGCACCGTTGCAACGATTACGCTTCGGGGAATCAAATTCGTGGACCCGGCGTCATCCTGCGTCGTGCTTCGAAGCGGCTTGACTGGAGCCAGCATTGTCGACTGCTACATGAAGCTCGGAGCGCAAGGAAACTATGGAGTGTATTGCGTAGGAACATGCGACCTTGATCTGAGCGGCACGACCATCTGCCAATACGATGACGGAACACCGAATGCTGCCAGTACCTACGGTGTATACGCACCGACCAACGCGACGGTGACCATCGATGACTTGTGCGTATTCCATTCGCTCGCAATCAACATCTATTCGGCGGGAACGTCTGCGGTTGCGGTCAAGAGGTCGCTTATTCATTCCTACGATTGGGCGCTGGGGTCGAGTTACGGCTTTCAGAATGCAGGCACAGGACTCTGCTCGATTGAGAACTCCATCGTCGTTGGCTTCACTGTGGGGGCAGGGAACACGCTCACAGATAATGCAATGGCGGTCAGACATTGTCTGTTTGATTCGTGCACCAGCGCTGTGCTCGCCAATAAGTTTTGCTCCGTAATCAAGAACAACATCTTCGTCTATAACAATAAAGCCATTTATGGGGACAATGGGGGCGATCAACCATCCCCCAACTCCAATCATTTCTGGAACAACACGACCGACGTTTACCAGTACACTGCTGCAACGCATTCGACCGGTGGCGATCCGCAGTTCACAAACCGGGCCGCTCATGACTACAGCCTGATAGCGTACATCCTGGGCGTCGAAGGGCACTACCAGAAGACGCCCTGCATCGACACGGGCGAATGCACGTACTGGAAGAGTCCTCATGCGCCGGACCCACTCATGGTCTATCATCCGGCTCTGCCGAACCCTGCAGATTTCCAAGATTTCGTTGTGACCCGAATTCGAGGCGCGTCATGATGCGAAGACAATTACGCAAGGCTCTCGATCCGGGGTGGAGCCAGCAACTGCATGGCCTGTACGTTTCGACTGCCAACAACCTGAGCGGAGCCATCAAGACGTCATTCGTTGCATCGCAGAAACGGATCGCACTCGACACACTGGCAGCAGCCATCGAGGCAGGACGAGTTGATGACGCAATCGAGCAGGCCAGGATTGGGCGTACCCGTTTGGGCAACGACCCGGTGCAGCGAGAAATTCACGCTGCGATGAATGCCGCTTCTGACTTCGAGGTCGCGTCCATTGCCACGACGACAGGCAAGGTCGTCAATCCGCTCGGCCGGCACATGAAGCGCTATCTCGACACGCAGACAGCGAAGCGTATCAAAGCCATTGATGATGCTAGCCGGCAGACAGTGTCTAGAATCATAGCGGATGCCCTCAAAACTGGCCGGCACCCATACAACACTGCAGCGAGCATTAAAGAGACAGTTGGCTTGACTGATCCCATGGCACGAGCTGTCTCTAAGTATCGCCTTGGCCTCGAAGCCAAGGGCGAGCTACCGCAGCCCACCATCGATAAACTTGTGTCTGGCTATTCCGATCGGCTGCTCGATGCGCGGGCTGAGACCATTGCCCGAACCGAGACGATGAACGCCATCAACGGCGCTCGCCAGGCACTGCGCACTGAACTCATGGAGGACGGGGTTCTCCCACCGAACCAGACCCATACATGGCGTACTGCCCGGGACGAGCGGGTTTGCACAATCTGTGGACCGCTCGACGGCATGTCGATTCCTGTCGGCGAGTCATTCCCAGACGCAGATACGGATGCGCCTCCAGGTCATCCAAATTGCCGATGCATCGTGACTCTGGATGACATGACCGGCGCGACAGAGGGCGAGGAAGAGGAGGCAGTTGAATGAACACTACCGTTGAGGTCCGGATCCCCGTTGCCGTCGTGGTAGAAGACGTCGACAAAGCCAGCACCGAATATCTCGAAGCGCTCATGTTGAAGGTCAAGTCGCAACTGGACCCCGAGACGTGGAAGTCGCTGCATCGCATGGCTCTTCCTTCCGCCGGCGGCAAAGCACGGTGGGCAGTTCCTCCCGATTCATCGGTTGAACGCTTGGCGCTTGCTGCGATCTCGTCGGGTGCGTTGACGGGGCTCGACGATGACGACGTGGAAATTATCCTCAAGACATTGACGCGATGGTACCGCCAGGCAGGTCGCACGAAGAAGGACCTCGATCGGTACGAGTCTGCTGGATCTGCGGTGGCGACGGAAATGCTCCGGCGCAAGATGGCCATGCCAGAGGGCTGTCCGTTCGGCCCCGAGGAGGAGCGCAAGGCAGAACAGTTTAGGATCGCCAAGGCAGTCGACGAGGAGCAGGTTGTCTACGTCATCGCCATCGATGCGGACACTGTGGATTCGCAGGACGAGTTCGTGCCTGCGGCCGATGCGCGTAAGGCCGCTCATCGCTGGATGGAGGAGAGTCGGGTCATCGGGTGGAACCATAAGCAGCCGTTGAGGTCTGCTGTTCCTGTCGAGTCGTTCATGGTGCCGGAAGGCCTGTGGAAATTCGGCACTGAGAAAGTGAAGGAAGGTGATTGGATTGTCGGCGTCCATGTCCGGGATCCTGAAGAGTGGGCGACGGTGAAAGCGCTCGGCAATGGAGCCTCAATCGGCGGCTACCGCGTGAAGGCCGAGGCGGTCGACGAACCATCCGAAAATCTTGAAGAGTTGAACAAAGAGGTGACTGCAATGAACGACAGCGATCTCAAGAAGATACCAGAGGCAGAGGAACTGACGGCGAAGGCGGTGTTTGTTCCGGACGAGCCAACGACGTATGTCGCTGTCTGTAAGTACAGCGACGACCAGGCAAGAGATGACCGCGGCCGCTTCGGATCGGGGGGGGCGGTGGTCCTGGAACAGTATCGTCCGAAGCTACCAAAAACATGGAAGGAGAATGATCATGGCGAAGTCAAAGACAGAGAAAGTGACTGAAGTTGAGGTCGACGTGAACCCTTCCGTCGTGGACCTGGCGGTGGGAGAACCCACCGATGAACTCAAACAGGAAGATCCCCCGGCTAAGGTGGTGGTTGACGATGTCCCTGCCGGAGCCTGTACGACCGCACAACTGACTGAGGCGACGGGCGTCTCGCAAGCGGTTTTGTCCGGGTGGCTCACTGCCGGCGTCGTCTATCCCTCTATTCGGCGTTCTGTCCAGGGCGGCAAGCCCGCTCTCTGGAGCAAGTCTGATGTTGTTCAAGTCAAAGCGCTTCGAGAAATGCTCGACGTGCTCAAGCAGAAATTCTCGGTCGACGCGATTCTCAAAGCGATTGTCATCAAGCGCTCGTGTACTTCCGACCAGGTCGCAATACTCACGGCGAATGGCCCCAGGATCGTTGATCGGACCACACCATTGAGTGCCATCAAGCGAATGACGCAGCAACCGGTTATTCTGCTCTAGCTACCACTGTTCATCTTTTCGCCGCACTAAAAATGTAGACAGCCTATTTTTCTGGGGTAGTCTGCTGATATGAGCAAGGCGTTGACTAACCTTGTCGTTGAAGAATTGACCCTCACGGGCCTTACTCACAAGCCTGTCAATCGCCGCAAAATAGCGCTATTCAAAGGAGAGCTCACCATGCCCGAGAAGAAAATCGAGATAACAGAATCACTGGCGCCTGTCGTCGAATTCTTGGCTGATGCATCGGCCGGCAAAGACATCCTGGAGAAAGCGCTCGAAGTCACGAAGGCCTGCAAACCCGAGATGACGGAGAAGGCGAAGACGGTCATCAGCAACGCGATGAAGATGCTGGACTCGGTCAAGGGCGAGATGGACCCGGACACCTGGGACAAGTTGCAGGGTACCCTGGGATTCCCGAAGAAGGAAGAGGCTCCGGCCGAGCCGGATCCGAAGGAAGAGGTTCCGAAGGCTAAGCTGCAGAAGGCAGCGGAAGACGTCGAGCTCGAGGCATTCGCCAAGTCGGCCGGCATCGAATTGACCGACGCGACGCGAGCGACGGCAGAACTGGCTCACCGCATCGTCAAGGCGAAGGGCGCAGCCGATGAGAAGCGCATCCATGACCTTGAAGTCACGGTCCGCAAGGCCGAGGAAGATCGCAAGACCGAGGTAGTCCGCAAGGCCATGAGCGCCTATGAGACTACGGTGCCGGCGAGTGTCGATGACCTGGTCCTCATTATGAAGGCACTGCCTGATGGCACGGCTCAGAAGTTCGGCGCTCTCCTGGCCAAGGCTTCGGCCGCCATCAAGACAAGCGCGATCATGGTAGAGAATGGAAGCGACGCCGGTGTCGACACAAGCACCAGTGCATGGGCTGCCATCGAAGCAAAGGCAAACGCACTGGCTGAGAAGACCAAGATCACCAAGGCAGAGGCAGTCAGCGCGGTGCTGAAGGCCGAGCCGAAATTGTACGAGGCCTATGAGGCTGAGAGAGCAGAACATAAATAGATGGATGGGAGCGCACTGGCGGATGACCGGCGATTGGCCCAACATCGAGCATAGAAGGTGAGTTGACATGGCTATCGAAGAAATCAAGCGGATGATCACGTTGATCGCGGCTGCTGACTTGTCGGCGAAGAAGCACTACGTCATGAAGTTGACCGCAGCCAACACGATCAATGTGTGCGGCCTCGGCGAACAGCCTGCGGGCGTTCTCGACAACGCCCCTGAATCAGGCGGCTCATGTGCTGTCGCTGTGTCTGGTCGTCTCCGCATTGCAGCCGGTGCCGCAATCACCGCTGGACAGATGGTCATGGCCGATGCCACCGGCCGCGCCATTCCTGCATATGATCGGCAGGGATGGGTTCTCGGCCAGGCCACCGACGCTGCAGCCGGTGCTGCTGCAGAGTGCTCGGTGATCTACAGCCCGTACTATCAGAATAAGGGCATCCAGCAGTACATCGCCGGTGAAAACTTGGCGGCTGCTGCGGGTCTTTTGGCTACCATCGGTGCTGCTGACGGAAAAGTGCTCAAGGCGAATGTCGCCGGCGAGCAGTGCCTGGGTGTGATCACCACGGGTTCCGCCATCAATGGTGCCACGATGGTGCAGACGTTTGGGCGAGCCACTGTTACCACCGGTGCAGCAGTGTCTCTCGGTGATCGTCTGATGGCCAACGCTTTGGCGAAGGCTGTCAAGGCGACCGCATTCGGTGGCGAGCGAATCTTCGGCATCGCATTGGCTGATGCTGCCGGAGTAGACGAGGACCTCGACGTTCTGTTGATGTCGGCCGAAGCGCAGATCAACGACGTGACCTATCCGTTCGTTGCCGGTGCTGGCGGGACCACAGAGAAGTGCATGGTCAAGGCCGATACCACGGACGGCCAGGTCATTCTGCCTGGTCTCGGCGAATCGTGCATCGGTGTGGCACTGGCCACAGCTCTGGCCGCTGCCGACGTGCAGGTCCAGCTTGACGGTGTTGCCACGATCACGTCAGGAGCGGCATTGACCGCTGGAGACAGGCTTGAGACAGATGCTGCAGGGAAGGTCGTGACCTACACCGGCCTGGCTGATCGCCATGTCTGTGCTGTCGCTCTGTCCACCACGGCTGGAGCAGATGAAGACGTGACGGTGCTCCTGGTTGGGCCCGGGGGATGGGAGCAGGACCTGCCGAATCAGCTCATGGAGACGTTCATCGCCGCATTCGGTGGCATCGGTGACATGTTCCTCGTGACTGCCGGTGCGGTTGACGGGGAAGTGACCGCCATCACCGCCGTTACGGATGTTCCGATCGGCGTGGCACTGAGCACTGAGGTTGCTGGCGATCCGGTGAATGTTCAGTTCATCGGTCGGGTGACTGCTATCTCGGGGTCGGCCATCAATGCAGGCCAGAGGGTTCAGGCTGACGGAAGTGGCGGGGTGATTCCGTACACAAGTGACCCCAATGTCTATTGTGTCGGCATCGCACTGGAGACAGTTGGTGCTGGCGCACTTCCGATCGACATTCTGCTGTTGCCGCTGGGCTATGAGCCCGACGTGCCGACCGAGCTCGAGTATGAGGGTACTGCTGGAGTGGGCGGAACTACCGAGAAGCTGTTTGTGATCCAGAGCGCGGTCGACGACGAGGTTGTTACCTCCGGCCTGGGTGAGCTCTGCATCGGTGTGGCGATGAGCACCGAGATCGCTGCTGCTGCCGTGGATGTGCAGTACACCGGCGTGGCAGTTGTGACTTCGGGAGCGGCAGTTGCCGCTGGTGATCGGGTCATGTCCGACGCCGCAGGGAAGGCTGTCACAGCCGATGGCGTCAAGGGGCGCTTCGTGGTGGGTGTTGCGTTGGCGACTGTCGGCGCAGGAAACCTCGATCTCGATGTTCTGCTCCTCGCACCGTATCCGCAGTTGGGCGTGTCCGAAACCAGGCTCTACAACGACATGGTCGATGTCAGTGGGACCTGGGTCGAAGGTGCAGACGGAACGCTGAATCTGCCGGCCAACCAGGCTGCCCAGATCATGACGATCCAACTGCATGGCCTCAAGGTCGGTGAAATCATCAACAAGTTCCGGGTCGTTGGGGCCCTGGGCGCTAGTGCCGGGAACCACACAATCGTGGACGCCATCCTGAGGAAGGTTACCAAGGGTGCCGGCGGCGTCGTCGACAGTGCCATCGATGCCATCGTGCAGGTGGATGTCGTGGCAGACGCCGCGCTTGACTCGGAAGAGGTCCTGGCCGCCGCTGAAACGGTGGCAACGGACTACCAGTACTATGTGCGGGTGACCTGCACCACGGCAAATGATCCGACCTGCGACATCGCAATGATCGGTGCCGAACTTGATCTGACGGTCTAATCGCGAGGCCTGGCCTCGATGAACTTTGTGAAGGAGGTTTCCAATGCCGTCTCCCAGTGAAAGCCACGTTTCTCAGGCTTTGACGAACATGTCCTTGCTGATTCTTCAGGCCGACACCGATTTCGTCGCACCGAAGCTGTTTCCCCTTCTGCCGGTCGCAAAACAGGTCGACGTGTACTATGAGTACAATCGAGGGGATTTCCTGCGGGACGAGGCGGCAGAACGCGCTCCGGCCACGGAGTCGGCAGGTGCTGACTACAGGCTGGACAGCAGCGGGACCTACAACTGCAAACCATATGCGTTCCATCGGGACGTCGATGAGCAGGAGCGGGCGAATGCCGACAGCGTCATCAAGGTCGATGAGGACGCCACGTCCTTCGTGACCAGGAAGCTCCAGATCAAGCGCGAGCGACTCTGGGTCAACGGTTTCTTCAAGACCGGGATCTGGGGAAAGGAATACACCGGTGGTGCTTTCGGTGGTGCGCCGGAGTTCGTGCAATGGTCGGACACCACGAACAGCGACCCGCTCTTCGACGTCGGTGCTGCTCGCGCGTACATGGCCGGCCAGACGGGCTTCAAGCCGAACAAGATGGTCGTGTCGCCAGACGTTTTCCAAGCGTTGTGCAACCATCCGAAGATCTTGGACCGGATCAAATATACGCAGCAGGGCATCATCACTGAGGCTCTGCTCGCTGCGTTGTTCCAGGTCGAGGACTTCCTGGTCACATGGAGCATTTACAACTCCAGCGCAGACCCGGCCGTACCGGTGTATGAGTACATCGGCGGCACGAAGAGCGCCGCTCTGTTCTATGTCGCCAAGGCGCCTGGCATCAAGGTGCCCAGTGCGGGCTACACCTTCTCGTGGAAGGGTCTGCTGGGTTCGAATGCCGGCGGTTCCAGAATCAAGAAGTTCCGCATGGATCACCTCGAGGCAGACCGGATCGAGGGAGAGATGGCGATGGACATGAAGGCCATCGCTCCTGATCTGGGCATCTGGTTCAAGACCGCTATCGCATAGCTTCAAGTCGAGTCGGACTGCCGATGCGGGGTACGGCAGTCTGACTCTTTTGTCCGTCCTCGCCCCGCACGGGGGATCGGATGCCTTATTCAGGTGATCCCAGTAGCAGTTTCTACGATGCGGTTCGTTTCCTCTTGGGAGACACAGATCCGACGAACGAACTCATCAAGGATGCTGAGATTGCCTTCCTCCAGACACTGTATGGTGCGTCTGCCACGGCGACTCGCATTGCCGCGTATGCAGCGCGCATGCTCGGGCACAAATACGCGCATTGTGCGACTCAAAGCATCGGGCGTGTGTCCGTGTCTTGGGGCGAATTGGCAAATCAGATGATGGCTTTGGCGCTCGATCTTGAGACGCGCTGTGGCCTCGATGCGATGCCCTATGCTGGAGGGATCAGTCAGGAGGACGTTCAAAGTGAATTGGACGACACCGATCGTCCTGCCTATGTTTTCAACATCGGAATGCATGACCAGGATGCTGAGGCAGACGAGGAGGACATCGTTGGGCCGTAAATCGGAGACTACAGACACGGACAAGGGCTTCAAGAAGGCAGCAGAAGCAGTCAAGTCGATGAAGGGCTCCTACGTCGATGTGGGCTATTGGGGAGAGAAGCATCATCCGGCCGATGACAGTTACACGATGGTTGGAATAGCCACGGTCCATGAGTATGGGTATCCGAAGGGCAAGATCCCTGAGCGGTCGTTCATCCGTTCAACGGTGGACCAGCATCGGGCCAAGTATCAAGCGAAAAAGAAAGAGCTCGCACTGCGTATCGTCGACGGGAAGATTACGACACAGGCAGCGCTCTCTGGCATGGGCGAAATCATCCTCTCCGATATCCAGGTCAAAATCAGTTCGAAGATCCCGCCTCCGTTGACGGACCACACAAAGGCCCACAGAAAGCATGGAGGCGACACGCCTCTCATTGACACAGGAACACTGCGAGCCTCCATCCAGACAAGAGTCGTTCTGCAGGGCCGAGTCGTCGAAGAGAAGGAGACCGCCTGATGCAATTGCCGGCAGAAGTAGCAAGTTCTCTCGTCGTCACTCGCTATGCTGCGGGCAGCTACGTAGCAGGCCTGTGGTCGGAAGGTGCGACGTCGACGTTGACCATTCGTGCATTCGTCGAGCCTGCTCCAGCCGAGTCGATGCAGGCACTTCCTGAGGCTCGTCGGACAACGCAGGGGATTCTCGTGGTGACGACGACGGAATTACTGACGGCTGACGAAATCAACCACAAGAACGCAGACCGCATCGCGTATGCCGGGATGAGTTTTGAGGTTGCGACCGTCGACCGGTTGGGGCATTTCAAGTTGGCTGAGGCCCACTATGAAATATTAGCCACGAGGATTCAATGAGTTTCCCGGCATACCAGGAGGCGATCAGACAATGGCTCGTGCATGCGTTGCCCGGCAAGACCATCATCATGGGTCGGCAAAATGCACCCAAGCCTGACCTGACATTCGGGACCATCAAGACACTGGCGTTGACGCCGGTGGGTTCGCCTGATTATCTGGGTGGTGTCCCTGATGATCTCACCGGGATTCAATATCGGTGGCAGCAATACCGGGCATCGCTGTCAGTTCAGTTTTTTGGATCAGCCGCGGAGACATGCGCTCAGGATGCACACATGAGCCTGGGCGAGCAGTCGACGCATGACGCTTTTATCGATGCTGGTGTCTCATTTGAGCATGCTGAAGCGCTCACCGAAATCACAGAGCTGGTCGATGCGCGATGGGAGTCGCGTTGGACGTTCGATGTTTTTGTGGGTATGATTGCCACCGGAACCGAAGACATCGGTTGGATCGAGCATGTCGAGGTTGAGGCGACGATCATCGGAAGTAAGACGACGGTCACGGAATTTGAAGCAGGTTCGTAGGAGGATACTATGGTCGACAAACTTTCAGAGATCATCAATGTAACCATCGACCGGCAGACAACTGTAGTCTCGCAAAAGGGGTTTGGGACCGCTCTGCTCATCGGCGATCTGGCTGATGTTACCGCAGGGTATCCTCCGGGGTGGGCGACTCGGATCAAGGAATACGCAGATCCAGCTGAACTCGCAACAGATGGCTTCGTTCTCAACGAGGCCATCTACAATGCGGCACTGGCGTACTTTAGCCAGGACCTGAAGCCTGAGAAGCTCAAGGTCTGCTACTACAACTCGACCCCTGCTCCGGGTCCTGCCGAAAGCCCCACATCTGGACTAGCCGCAGCCAGAATGATCGACGATGACTGGTATGCGCTGGCATGCGTGGATCGGACGGATGCCGCTGCAGGCGATGCATGGGAACTGGCGCAGTTGATGCAAGCTGAGAGTCGTCTGTTCTTTGCAGCCTCGGATGATGTCAACAGCTACAACCTCGCAGACAACACATCGTTGGCCTATTTGACCAACCATGCAGACCACGACCGATCGGTTGTTATCTTCAGTGAGGATGCTGCGGTCACGAACGCTCCGAGTGGGTGGGCAGACATGGCTTGGTTGGGTAGAATGCTGCCCACCGAACCTGGTGATGCGACATGGGCATTCAAAGGGCTGACCGGCATTGATGCAAGCGACACGCTGACATCGGCGCAGCGATCCGCAATCAAACTCAAGACGTTGCATGCCGCCAATTTCTACCACTCTGTTGCAGGCGTCGGAATGACGACCGATGGCACGGTGGCAAGCGGAGAATACATCGACGTGATGATTCTCTGCGACTGGCTGGTCGCCAGGATCGCTGAGGCCCTGTTCCGTCGGCTGGTGACGTTGCCCAAGATCCCGTTCCATGACGGTGGCATAGGCCTGGTCAAGGGCGAGATTCGGCGAGTCATCGAACAGAAGATGCCGGATGGCATCGCAACCATCAATTTCGTCACTGCGCCGAAAGCAAAGGACGTCGACCCGACGGACAAGGGGAATCGGCTGTTGAAGGATGTCAAGTTTTCGGTAACCATCGCGGGAGCCATCCATTCGATCACCATCAACGGCCTCGTGCAGTTGTAGGAGGAAAGCAATGTCAGTCACAACTTACGATCCCGGGAACGTCAAGCTGACGATCAACGGAATCCAGATGAGCGGCTTCGCTGACAGTTCGTTTATCGAGGTCGCGCCGGCCGAGCCGCGGTCCAGCACCAAGGTGTCGGCCGACGGCAAGGTCGTAACGCGCGTGAAGAGTCGCAATCGAGCCGGATCCATGACGGTGACTTTCCTCGATGGTTCAGAGTCGAACGCGTTTCTGGCAACGCTCGACAAGCTGGACGATGAGGGTGTCAACGTGATCTTTGCAGTGGCGATGGAGGACAATGTCAACACCGAGATCTTCGCCTCCAGTGCGTGGATCGAGGAGGCACCCACCAGGACCTATGGCAAGGAGTCGGGGACCAGCGCGTGGAAGTTCGGCATCGCAAACGTCTCGCACATCGTCAGCCCGCAAAGCGCCAATATGCTCGCCATTGTCGGTACGGTGGCGAATCTCATCGAGGACATCTTCTAGGAGCCGACTATGCGTAAAACCCGCACAACGCAGATCGGTGGCCAGCAGTGGGTGCTCGTCGAGCATCCTGCCACCGAGGGCCTTTCGATTCTTCGCAACATCAGCACGTTAGCCGGGCAGGCCATCGGCGCTTTAACAGGAGCGAAGCCGTCGTCTCCTCTGGAGGCGGGGTCTATTCTGGCATTGGACATAGGCATCGACGCGATCGGGCGTGTTGCAGAGACGTTGCTTGAACGGCTGTCTGATGAGAAGGTGGTCTGGCTCATCAAGTTAATTTGCAAGTATGTGCAGGACAAGGACGGTCCACTCTTTCCGCCCGAAGGCAAGGAGCGGTTCGACGATGTCTTCGCCGGATCCTACGGCTTGTTGGGCCAGGTGGTCGCCTGGGTTCTGCAGGAGAATTTCTCCGAGGTTTTTCTATCAACCGGCATCGGCGAGTTATTCGGGGCCGGGCCGGGAAAGAACCTCGGCGAGAGCCTCCGACATTCGGTCAAGCCCTCGGTGCCCGCAACGGATCGATGATCGAAGCGCAGTGGATGGTCTGGCGACTTGTGGTAGGTGAGAAATTGGTGACACTGCAGGAACTGGACACACACTGGAGCACGGTTGATTTGTACCGTGCTCATCTTGCCTGCGATTACTATGTAGCCTGCGATCTGGCGAGGTAATCGCCATGCCCGTTGTTCGAGAACTACTTACACGCTGGGGCTTTGATGTCGACGACAAGGCAGTAGACCGTTTCAAGGGCCGGCTTAACGAAGCTAAGACGGTCGCCAAGTGGGCGACCGGAGCAATTGTCGGTTTGGCAGGAGCGGCATCTGCACTGGTCGTCAAGTTGGAAATGACAGGAGACCGGCTGGCTAAGATGAGCCGACAGTTGGGCATGGCTGCTGGAGACCTGCAACGGTTGAACTTCGCTGCTGATATGGGTGGTGCATCGCAGGCAGAAATGTCTGCTGCTATCAGATTCCTTTCTCGGGCCATGGACCAGGCACAACGCGGCAGCAAGGCCATGACGCAGACCTTCCAGAAATTGGGGGTGTCTGCGCTCGACACAAAAGGCAATATGCGGCCTACCGTAGACGTCCTGATGGACATCGCAGATTGGATGCAACGGACTGAAAACGGAGCGGACAAGACAGCGACGTCCATGCGTCTGTTCGGGCGTGGTGGGATGTCGATGATCACGGTGCTCGAGGGCGGGTCTGCCGGACTGCGCGAACTGATGCAGGAGGCAGATGCGTTGGGCATCGTCATGGACGACAAATTGCTTTCCACATCGGAGCAATTCAATGACGACTTGACCCGAGTCAAATCAATCGCGACCTCTCTGGCCATAACCATTGGCTCTGTGTTGATGCCGAAGCTGCTGAGGCTCCTGCAGCGCATCGATGCCTGGTGGAAGGCAAATCGCAAAATCATCTCGCAGAAGTTGTCGGAGTGGGTTGAGCAAGGAGCTAAGGCTTTTGGCAAATTGGTCGATGGCTTTGTGGAGGCTTTGCGTGTTGGCGGTGACATCATCGATTGGCTTGGTGGAGTTGAAGGTGTCTTGTCGAAACTCTACGAGGCTGCGAGGGTTCTGATCGTTCTCGAGTTGGCTTCCTGGTTTGCAGCATTGGCCCCTGCTGTAGTTGCCTTTGTGGCTTCACTTGATGCTGCAGCAATCCTGGCGGCGGTCAATCCGATCTTTCTGCTGGCTGCAGCCATCGCCAGCATCATCGTCTACAAAGATGAGATGCAACTTGGCTTTGAGATGTTTTTTGCCGCAATCCCTCGGGCGATTACTGTGATTGCTGATAAGATATTCTCCTTCGTCGAAACTGTCGCCAATGCGTGGCAGGATTTTGTAATGATGCTCAGTCGTGGCGGGGCTGCGCTCGGCATCATGGACGAGTTGCATTACGAGAAATTCTCGTTGGAACGCCCACAGTTCGGCATGACCGATGAGGAGTTGCGTGGTGTCTACGGCGCTAGAATGAGCGACGAGGAAGCAGCGGAGCGCAACAAGAAACCACGTACCATTGCTGACATTACTGTCGGTGAGCCTGAACTGGCACCTCGCAAAATCACGGTTTCTGCTGCGGAACTGGCAGCACTGACGGGGGGGTGGCAGCAGCCAAGCGGTGCGGAAATGGCACGGATGGGGGCGGAAGGCAGACTGGTTACTGCACCGATCAGCATCGGCAATAACATCACGATTCAACTGCCGGCAGGTGCATCCCTCGAGAATGCAGAGCAGGTCAAGCGCTACGTCGTTCCACTTGTTCGGCAGGAACTGCAGGCGCAGGCCAGGATCCTGCAGGAGGAATTGGCGACCCAATGATCTCGGTATTCTCATACACCGATGACCTCGGTGAACTGCAGTATTTCGAGGTAGACGTCGATCTGTCTCGCAGTCATCGTTTTGAGGCTACTCTTGCCGAATCGCCGATCGAGGACGGTACGCCGGTCACAGACCATGTCGTCATCGGGCCTTGGGAATTGAGTCTGGAATTGCTCGTCACCGATACGCCCATCAAGTCGCAGGCGGTCTATCCTGCACAGAGCGAAGTGCCACGGTCGCAGCAAGCATTCGCCCGGTTATTGGCGCTCTTCCGGGCAAAAACCTTGGTCGAGGTCCTGACACCGTATGGCGTCTACTCCAACGGGATCATCACCGCCATTACGCTGCCAGAGGATCAGCAACATGCAGGGTCGGCTGCACCAAGTGTCACAATCAAGGAAATTCACATCGCGCAGTCTCAAGCGGTCCTCGTCGCTGCGCGCAAATCGACACGGCTCAAAAAGACACTTCCTGCAGTTCCTGTCGCTGCTGCAACGAAAGTCATTGTGACTGCTGCTGCGGCGGCAAAGCAGGTTCTGGGGCAATGGTTACTTGAGCAGACTGAAATCCAGCAAAAGGCTCGGGAGCGGGTAGAGGAAGTGACTCAGGTTACTGACCCTGCGGAATTCCAAAAGCTGAAGGATAAGTACTGGCTCGAGGACCTGCGTGAGGTGACCCAATGAGCACGTCATATGCAGGCTTCGTGTTTCAGCAAGCGCCGTTGTTCTGCGTCCCCGAGTTCTACGACTACACATTCACGGTGGTACTGCAGTCGATCACATACCAGGTACGCCTCTGCTACAATCGGCGAGGCAAATTTTGGGCGATGTCTTTGTTCGATGCAGACGGCACACCTCGTATCGAAGGTCGCAAGCTGGTCGCCAATTGGCCCACCATGGATAAAATTCCTCAGGCTCGTCCAGATTTCGGGCAGCTTGTCACCTTTGCGGATAATGATGTTCCGTTCGAGCAATCAGACCTGGGCCAGGCACTTGTACCAGCTTTCACTACCTTCATCCCGGAGTAACCATGGGAACGCTGTC